ATATAAAGTATTGTATAACAATCGATAATCATGAATGGTATTCTGATGTCCAAGACTACAATATCGTATCTGGATGTGATGGATACAATTTGTGGTTGCAACTGCACCAACAGAGTGAAGTGTATGACGAGGCAAGACTTGCGTTTGCAAAAATTCCGTTGACACAATTCATGAAATCAAACACGTCGACATCGCAACAGGATTATACGGCCAGCATGGTGTTGACCAATATACCGACAGGCATCACCACAGGAGAAGAACCAGGCCGATTGCTCTTTGACGGCATGGATATGTGGTTTGTTTCACGGAGCGGTTTTCTCTGCCGTATCACCAATCCCGGGATGAGATAGGTGTGGTTTAGGGCTTACTCGATGGTTCCTTTCTCAACTCTTCTTTGCCCTTTTCGGTCACCACAAAGACGATACTGTCCGGACAAAAAGTAGGAGCGGGAACCTCTTTCATAAACCCGAGGTCTTCCATCTCTCTCAGTGCTGGCAAATCAGTGTGTCCGTCGCCGGCCACGAAATAATTTCGGTACCATTTTGCGGGGTCTGGTCCACCAAGGGTGTGCTCAAGCAAGTGTCTATGATTTTTTGATACAGGATTGTTCATGACGATTTTCCTTTCGTTTAAAAAATGCCGCGCCGCTGATTAAAATCGAACAAACGATATCGTCGCTTTTTACTGGCATCAAACTCATGGTTTGCTGCATGTTGTTTCGCGGCGCGGCATAAAGAGCAACCCACCATTGGGTAAATAGGTGTTCGGCCTATTTGTTATTCAGTCGGCCACTTAACCGTAAACACAACCAAGCAGCCAGCAATATCTCGTGTATCGCCATCTACAAATATCACAATAATCGTCCATTACTTCACCCACTCGTGATACTCGACACCGCAAAGGGTAGGTTTTCCTGCGCCGTCTTTTTTAAAGAAGAAGGGAGTTCCTGCCTCTCGACACTGGTCTCTCAAGTCCAGTGCCCACTCGTCTTTGAACGGCCGTTTGCCCGGGCCGGTCTCGGCACCGCATATGACAAAGTCGAGGCCATCATGGTTTTGCGGCCAACCTCCATCGACGTCTAAACCGTCTTCGTCAAGCAACCAAGGCCCGATATTAATACCAGACAACATCGGCTCAACGCTAATCCCGCGCCATCTCGCGGGTATCTGAAAGAGGAGTGGTGCCCGCTCGTAAGTGGTCGATTGGTTCTCCGCGCTGGCGCACATGATGACATTTGAGAGGGGCCAATTCGCATCTGGATTCGGCCCGTACTTGCAGTGAATAGGTCCATCCCCATTAGGCTCCGCTTGCCTAAGAAGATGAAAAGCACACTCGACAGACGGTTCTATTTCCCCGTATCGTGGATGCCGAATACTATCTACCCAGTTGAACCACTTCACCGCCCGCTGTAGCCGCTTCGTCAGCACAACGTACTGGTGTTTCGGTGTAGCCGCCATCACCCCGAACACGGCCGCGATTTGCTCGTCTGTGAGCGATTCGTGGAACAGATCAGACATCGAACAAGGAAAGATACGACGCGGCTTCTTCCAGTGAAACGGAATCTCCAGTCGCTCCGGTTTGAAGTGGGCGCGGTTGTCCCATCCGACTGTGCTTTCTATTTCTAATTCTTCACCATATACGTCGAGTTTGGTTTTACAACCAGTCAAATGCGGGAACCGCGTCGAAATCATCCTATGGGCAAAGCAGTTCTCACAGCCCGCAGATACCTTTGAGCATCCGTACGCGACGTTCCACGTCGAGTCGCACCATTCTATCTTTGATTTGTCAGTCATTTTCATCACCCTTCAGCAGGAGCTCTTTGACGTCTTTATATTTTATCCATACGCCATTTTGACGTATCACCATCTCGTTATTCTGGGTCGCCCCGAAACAACCATATTCGGCTTCAGAGTTGTAACGATCAACCTTCTTTGGAGGGTACGCCGGGCCTACCCATCGGATAAAACAGACCGAGTCTTCAAACTTTTCTGGACTAACAAAACCAGTATCGCAAGAATCAAGGGTCTCCATTTCCTCGTCAAACTCTGCAACGCGATAGCGTCCGCAGTCATCTTCCCACCAGTAGCATCCTGGTTTGTCCGGTCTATTTTTCATCCTCATCTCCAATCAGAAACTCTTTGACGTCTTCATACCGAACCCAATTACCAGTCTGATATTTCTCCATTTGAACTTCATTCGTTAACCCGCCACCATCAGATACGGTATCTATAATATAACGATCCACCTTTTTAGGAGGATGCGCTGGACTTAGCCATTCTCCAAACTCAAACGAACATTCAAACACCGAGACACGAACAGGACGTTGGTACACAATGACGCATAACTCAAAAGAAAACCCGCTCGCAATATCAGCGATTCTTTCCGTCCCATCAGATGATTTGTACCACCAATACCCTGGCTTATCCGGTCTCATCACTTCACCTCTATGAGGGTTTCTCGCCAGTTGGTGACTCTGCATCTTCCAGCAAAATTTCCGATCCAGAATCCGCTTCATCACTTTAGAGGTGTGTGTAGATCTTTGGCTGTCACATGTGTCGTATTATCCAATAGCCTTTTGAATTCAGCTACTTTCTCGTCACCATCCATTCTTGCCTTATCAGTTTTTATCAGATCTAGCTCATGACCGCGCAATGTCGGAAATACTTCAACGCGTCGAATCTTTTCAATCGGTATCGATACACGTTTTTTTCGTCCAATATTTATTACAAGCCACGAACTTAAATACTCTGCATTAGCGTCAACATCTCCCCAGTTATCAAGTGGTTCGCGAAACGATTCTGTTTTGCCATCAATATACTCTACGACAATCCTCATCTCACCACCCCAAAACCCAGACCCACGGGTTCGAGTCCCATGAGTAATCTCTGCCGGCGTTAATCGAATCCCAAAGCGCCCTGAAAGCATCTCGTGGCGTTGGGTAATAGTCTCTCATTCCGTACGTTGACCAGCAATCAAACCCAGGATCCCTTGGTGTTTCAAAAATGCCCTCCAAGATTGCCTCTTCATTCGTGATGTCCTGCACCCTCTCAGCCCGAACGATCTTCAACGTCTCACGCGGCATCCGGTCGCGAAGAAATCCAGGCAGAAACCGACCAGGACGCAGTTTACCGAATCCATCTGGTTTCTCGTCGCTGTCGAAGTAGGACCAGATCTGCGATCCAATTGGCAGGTCCCTTGGCTTCCAGTTGTCGTATTTGGCCCATACAGCCCAAGTCGTCCCGAGTATGAGCTGGTCTCCGGGTGCACCATATGGGCAGCGATATTGATGCTCAATACCGTCGCAGCAGCCTCTTTTGACGACACCGCGATAGTTATTCGAGTTGATGATCTCGGCGATCCTACTGAGAGAGTGATCGCAGTTCTGAATCCACTTTGGCCACTTGATAACCCGTCGCGTCATCCGCTTCCGACCCTTTGCATAGGCGCGCGCCATCTCCCGTTTGAATGTGATGTATGTTGTTTTCATCTCAGTATCTCTTTCTTGTCATCTGACGGAAACTTTTGGGCTCAACGGTGTAGCCCTTCCGATTGACCGTGGTAAGTTGAAGGACTGTTCCGTCTTTCAAAGAGCCATAAGAAGCCTCTCCCATCTGCCCTCTCAGTATCGCTTCGATCCGCTTTGCCTCTTTGTCGTTCTCGCGCGCTTCCGCTCTGAGGGCGCGCATATCGTTGGCCAACTGGAGCGCGCTGTCATTGAGGGTGACGGTCCAGCCGTTCTCCTTTGGATAGAGTCGTTTCAGAGAATCCAGCGCCTTCGGATGGTCGGGCACCTCGGGAGGGATCCGCTTCTTTACATTGTAGTTCCAAAACTCATCGAGCACCGGATACGCCAGTTCGAAAAACTCCCCGTCAAACTCCAGATCGGCGTTGGCGAGCATGCACCCCGGGAACTGACCGGTAATGGCGCACAAGTCCATTTGTTTACAGGCCGCTTGTGTCTGACACTGTATCCAGTACTGCTCGGGTGGCTCCTCTGCCCATTCTGCGGCCTTGAAGATGTAGCGTGGGTCATTGACCTGCTTTATCTCTAGCGGTATCCAGCGGCCGTCCACAAGTGTCTCTCGATCCAATGTGGCACCAAGCCAAGGGATGTCTGGGTGGACGGCGATCTCTGTTGCCCCCGGGTCGCGCACCTTACGGCCTGTCTGCTCGGCGTAGAGCTCGGCCGTGAAAGGCTCCATGTAATGGCCGTATCGTAGAATCGGGCTGTCGTTCTCCTTGACGTCCTCGGTTGTTTTGTCCATGTAGACGTCGAGGATGTTTTTGAATGCGGTCAGTACACCGAGAACCGCGGCGACATCTGATGCAGTGATAAAGCGTTTCCGTTCTTTCAGCCATTGTTTATGGGTTTTCATCGGGATGCCTCTCCTTGTATTCGCGGTAGGCTTTCTTTCGTCGTCGGTCCGCGATAACTAAAAGCACAATGAAGAGCCCGAGCAGTGTCCATAGAAAGGTCATCATTGGTCACCTGCCGTGCGTTCATCGAACGCCTCAAATTCAATTCTGGTTTCACCTGGGAATTCTCTTTCGGTAGTGCATTTGCGACACATGTATCGACCCTTGTATAATACAACCCCCGCGATCTCAACGGCTATGCTGTGCCAAACGTGTGGAGCCTCCCCGTTCAGGCATGGGGCTTTTTCCGTGATGTAGGTTACATCGATATCCCTTCTGGAAATGAACTTTTTGCCACAATCGCATTCAGGGAAGTCATGGTCTCCATACTCCCATGAATCCAGAAACTCCGCGCCGCAATACGGGCATACTATCTCGTCTGTGTATTCGTGATCTATGGTCATTGCCATAGTCCTTCCTGGCTTGTCTCACTTGGCCTCGTACTCACACGGAGCTACCGGACCGAGCCATTTAACGATGTGGTCACTTTTCTGAACTGGCCCCCAGACATGGCCGTCTCTTCTGCAAACAAGCTCCTTCAGTCCATGTCTGTCGGATTCTATCACCTGAAAAACAACAGGCTCCGGTTCACCTTGCGCCAACGCCCAGTACCATCCTGGTGAGGTCGGCATATTGAGACGTGATTTCAGTCGCGATATTTCATGCTCAAGAATCACTATTTGAGCCTTCATTTTTTCGATTTTATTTTCAGTCACATCCATTCCTTTAATCCTTCCTGATTCATCGTGCGAAATATCTTCAACTTCGACCACCCGAGCCGGTCAGCATCGGCCTTGTCCTCTATGGTCGGCAGATTGCACGATGCGAAAAACTCACGGGCCGCAACCTCCTCGGAGTCTCGTTGCGACATGCGACTGTCGAGGCAGATTGCGATCCGTTCGTAGAATTTGTGTCTATCGATCATTTACCGATAATGTTCAGAAGTTATCGGCTAAAATGGTTTATATGTTCTGTAAATACTGTACGCGAGTGATATAACCGAAGCCACTATCGCGATTATTGGTAGTGTCAAATCATCCATTTCATCTACTCCTTACTTCCGATAATAGCTCTACGCGAGCAGGGTGATTGCCACGGCTGCGGCAGCGCAGATCATATTCGCAACGAAGATGACCATCCAACCTACAGCTGTTATGCCGAATATCTTTCGTGGTCCTTCAACCGCCCTGACACAATTCATGCACCAGCTCGATCCGCCAACGACGAGGTTTCCGCATCCGAGGCATTCCCTAACCTCGCTCCTTATCTCAGCTATGTATCCTGCAACTTGCTGCATGACATCACCCTGTTTTCTTTCCCGACAGGATCTCATCCAGATTCATAGCTTTCTTGAATGCCTCCTCGGTACCCTTTTTGATCTGTTCATTCAAGTGCTGTTTCAGCTGTATCTCAACTCCGTCAAGTATGTTCTTTGTAAACCTGCTGGCCTTATCTTGTATTCTCGCGTCGATCAGATGCTCAATTCGTGTGTACACTTTGCCGTACGAACACCCCTTAGCTGGGTTTCCATTTTTGTCGACTGGCTGTGAAACGAAGGAATCGAACTTTGATTTCAATAGCTCGTTGACGGATTCGTATTTCTCTTGAATATCCCCCCATCGATCGGTGACCATCACTTCCTTATTCATGAACCGATCAAGTATTGTGTCGATTGTGCTATCGACCTTATCGGCCATCAGGTCAGATGCTTTTTTTTCGATGCCCTCCATTATGCTTTTAGGCATCTTATCAATTACCGCGCGAACAAGTCGTTTCTCAATCTCACTATCGATGGTTTCGTCTTCATCGACCCAGTCCAATTCAAATTCACAACTGACTTTCATTTTGATATTCTCCTTTGGTAAAACATCACCTGATAACCGTCACGTCGTCGCCTACGTGCCCCCGGATGTATTGGTAGACAGCGTTGGTGCATTTGATCTTCCAGTCGTAGCCGCTTGCCTCATGGAGCGTAATCGTAGGGCCGTCCCGTCCTTTGCCGATTCGGATCAGATAAGTCGCCTCGGGCTGTTGTTCAACCTCCCGGAATGTGCGATAGGCACGAAGCGTCACGAATGGTTCAAGCTTTCCTTCACCTTTGCGCCCCACCCTGGCCTTGTATGAGACGGTCTGAGATATTCCGTCATCATCGATGACCTGCTCTTGCACGTCGGTGATACAGGAGATGGCGGCAATCATCTGCTTGTAGGGGTCATCTCGGATGAAGAAATCTGAGGTGTTGATAATGAAACTCTCGATATCCATTGCATGGCCAAATCGAAAGTTGTCGGGCAGGATCGGCTTTGCGATGTGCACATCGCGTCGGAACATTCGGTTGTTGTAATGCTCGAAGCCAAAGACGATGACTTTGTTCATTGAACACTGTATATAGCGATGATCCTCGGCTGCCGCAATGGCCCCATCAAGCGTCGAGCCCTCAGTAGGCGGAATCTCTGTCGGCGATATCACACCTTTGTTATTGGTGCTTCGCTCAACACCCTCACAGTCTTTAAATGTCGGTGGTCGCTGTAGGTCCAAAATTCTATCTATTGCCTCTCTAATCATTGGTTTTCTCCGTTCTTATCAGGCTCGGTACTTCGCCCGTTTCTGGGTCAAAAATATCAAGCTGTTCATCGGTGTTGATGAATCCGCGCTTCCCATCTCGGTAGATCGTCAGCATGTCGACACCGGGAACATCGGGCGGGAATTTCGTTTCGACGGTGGCTTTTATTGCCGCCTGTTGCCTATCTTCTGTCGGTAAGATCTCGATCTTCAAGGTCACCCTTCGGACCTTGTTTGCCGGCTTGTTCGGGTCGAGGGCGTCCTTGACGGCTTCATTGATGTGGTGATTCACCTGGCCCACCACCTCGCCATGATTGATGAGATTCACATCTACTGGTTCCCAACTCATTTCTTATCTGTCTCCTCACTCAATGCTCCGCTGAGCATGCTGTTTAAGTCGTTTATTATTGCCTGTAGAGTCGGTTCCTCTGCGCTCATAATTGACGTGCCGTATCCACGGGCTATTTTCCCGAGCTCCAGCATTGCGTCATCACCCCAAATCTCCTTGGCCATGTCGATGGCATCGTCGCACAGTCGGCATGATGGGTCGAGTATTGGGTCAAGTTTCCCGTCCACCTCGCTTCTCAAGCTATCCTTGAGCTGTTCGGTCTTTGTCTTCTTGGGTTCTTCGGGCTCCTCCTTGGTGGATAGCTCGGCGTGAAAAGTAGTTTCTCCTGCCTTGATAGAGCGATACAGGTCTCGCAGTCCCTGGAGCTCGGCTGGAGAGCAGGTCTCCACTTTGTGGTCGAGATATTTGACCAGCTCATCGGCATCAACTCCGATAGACCCAAATGCATCTATGATTTTCCTGATCTGCAATCTCGGATCCATTGTGGCATCACCATTCCAGATCTGTAGTATCCGTTGCTTGCATTCATCCTGTATATCTCCCGGAAGCAGTCGAAGAATTCCGTTGCGGAAGGCTTTCGAGATCGCCGAGTTCTGCTTCGGCGTTATTTCGTCTTCAGTGGCTCGACGGAGATAAACGACTTGTCCATCTGAGTTGAGCCGTTGCGAGATGGCCACCTCGCCCTTTTTTAGGTATTTCCGCTCGACTGTCTTTTTGATAACGATATCGGATGAGATGGCCGCGTTGCTCTCGATATCGATAACAACGACCTTGATGATACGCATCTCTTCATCGTCGTATATGACGGTGGCCTTCATATCCACATTCCCCATGGCGCGGGCGGCTGCCTCTGCATAGCGCACGGACAAGCCCTCGCCACGGTTTTTGATGCGGTAGTAGGCGATGTCGGCAAAACCGGCTCTCTCGCATTCCTGCTTGAGAGACTGTCTAACGCGCTCAATGTTGCGCGGTCTTTGCATCGCCACGATGTAGCGGGCCTTCACCTCTGCTTCGGCCTGCGCGGCCAAGACGCTCGATATGGTTTCGGCCGCCTGCACCATGCTTGTATCGCCGCCCATCTCGATGGCGGGCGGTTGGTATTGTTGTATCTCTTGGTTCATTTGTTTGACCTCCACGGCTTGGGCTCGGGTACCTCAAAACCCCACACGCCGTTTTTGTGGCAATATGCTTTTTTCCTGGCGTATTGAGATTCACCACCACCCTCCAAGTACTTGGCTGTACTTCTTCGTTTTCTTCTGGTTGAGACCAATGTCTTGTTCTTTTTCATCAGCCCACCTTCCTGATCCGATTCTCATCCGCCACCCGGGCGATGAACCCTTGTGCGCCGTAACGCTCGAGCTCGGCCTCTAGAATCTCCATGGACTTAGAGTCGAGGGCCTCGGCGCCGTCCATGAATACGGGCTTGAATTTCGCGTCACCGAAGCGCAGACAGATCACCTGCACGGCAATTGATATCCTTCGGGCCGTGTTGACTTGGGACCATGGAACACCGTCCACGGTGACCTTTCCATCCGCGATGTCGAGCCCGGGTATCGGGAGGTTCTCGACCATCTGGGCCTTGTAGGCTTCCAGTCTCGCAAGAGCCACGGTGAGCTCCTTGGCATCCTCCTCGAGGGCGATTGCTTCCGATTCAAAGCCATCCGCAATTTCGTGAGTCTGCCTGATGCGCTCGGCATCTTTCACACGCTCGTTCAAGGTTCCGATCTCCTCGGCGAGTGATTCGATTTTGGGCAGTAGCTGGTTGATGTTCTCCATCGAGGTATCCCGTGCCGCGTGGATTACCCCAATGCGCTGCTCAGCGGCTTTCCTCTTCTCCTGGAGAGTTTCATCCAACTCTCGCTGTTTTGCGGCAATTCGCTCCTCTGCTTCTCGGTAGACCATTTGCTGGAATGCGCTGATCTCTGAACGAGCCAATTGCTCGGCATGAATTATTTCCGCTTTGATTTGCGCTTCATCGCTGCGAGCAGTATTGCTGATGTTTGCAACACTTTGTGCATGCCGCGCCTTGAGCTCCATGAGCTCTTCGCGCTTTCCCTCCAGCCCCTCCACCGTAGGGATCTCCATGGGGACCTTGCGCCGCGTCTGCTCGCACGCGCCGCGCTTCTGTGTTGCATCCCTGTTTATCGAGGTGCGACGGTCAAAAATACTCTTTCGATACAGCCCCACCTTGACGAGGGGGTGGGCGGTGGCTGGAACCGGGCCGTAGTCCACCAGATTCAAGCCGATACTTGTCCAGAAATCATTCTCGTTGAACTCCACCGGTAGAGCGTTCAGAATCATGTCGATCCGCTCTTTATCGTCGGTGCTCAGAAACTTGACTGGATTCAACACGGCTCCCCTTGGAGCAATGTCCAGAAGATACTGTGCTGGGCAGGGGACTTTCTCAAACGCCGCCGTATCACCAACTTGACGTTTCACTGTGATGGCGTTCTCGCCCCGCGTAGCAATGACTCGGCCATCCTCCCCATCGAACGTGAGAACAATCTCGGCCTCCTCGTCGCCGGCGTCGATGTTCTTCAGGCTCTTGAGCGATTTCTTCGAAAAGAATGTCTGGAGCCCCTCCACGACCGATGTCTTGCCGGTCCCGTTCTCGCCCTCGAACACCGTGATCTTTCCCGGCTCGACCTCGAGGACCTTAAGGCCAAGCACATTCTGCATCCGGAAATGAACGACTCTCATGCTTCCACCTCCGCCAGCTCCTCCGGAATGCTAAATCCATGCTTCCGCAAGAATGCGACCACGCTGTCCCTGGTGAATCTCAGATGTCTACCAGGTGTTCTGGCGGCGTCGATCTCGCCCTTATTCACCCAATTGTGGATCGTCTTCAGGTCACATTCGCAAATGCGAGCCACCATTGGGGCAGTCATGAGTTTTCTTTTGCACTTCATGCCTTCACCCCCGTCAGCAGCTCGATGCCGTTCTCAATGAAACCGCAAGCCTCGTACAGCTTCACCGCTACAGGATTCCCGGGGGTCATCTCGTTCGATTCTCTCATCGCCATCAGGACACCTGCCCTGGCGCGATTGAATTTCTCTACCGCCTCCTCAATCCTTTCGCCGCTGGCCTCGAAGTAATCGATTGCCTCCGAAACTATCGTTGTGAGATGCATGGCAATGCTGTCCTTAACTTCCTTGCTTGTTGTGCCCATCTGCTATCCCTTTCTGCGGCAGTGATGATCTCGCCGCCAAATACTCGCTGTGTCTCCTTGGCGCACGCCCTTGTCGGGCACCAAAATTCATCGCTTCCTGTGATTACGTAATATCCATCCCTCATGCGGTTATTGCCTCCTGTAGCTCCTGATCCGTTACTGGTCGGACCGTGTATTCGAAATCATCGAAATCTCGCTCGAGTTGCAGTGCGTAAACTTTTGCAGAAGTCTCACACTGGCCATGTTTTTCGATTTCGTTCCAAAGCTCACGGACCATCTCTGGCCCGCGCCATACCGTCACTAGATAGTGCGTCATTGCTCACCCCCGATGTTGTCGCCCGACGAATACGGGCGAGTGGTTTAATCTGAATCCCCAGGGGCGCCTCCTGGGGTGTATCAGCGGACTTATTGAGAAGGCGAAACCCGCATCGACCTGCGAGGCTTCGCCATCGGTATATCTTCGTTCTCGATTCCCCCAGGCCGCGCAGCATGCGCAACCGGTAGGTGTACCGTTCCACCGGGCCTCGACTCTCGGCGAGTTCGAGCTCATCGGCCAGTGCCCCCCGCCGACGTGCGGCGAAAGCTTCGTAGGCGTTGGTGGGGATGCGCCCCCCATCGGACAGGGAAAGGAGAGAAAGACTGTCCAATGGGGGGCACGTGAGGAAATCAATAGCGGTGGGAATATCGTCGAAGTCTCTGCATATCAGCGACGCAGCACGTCGCCGTGTCTTCGGCTTTTTTATTCGCGACCAGGCTACCCAGTCGTTTACCTTCTTCGTCCACCACGCTGCCGCCTGCTCTTCCTGGCGAGCAATCTCGACGGCTTCCCGGATTGCGCTGAACGCTTTTCGGAGAGCCTTAGCTGCCGGACCTTCATCGAGGCCGTCGAAGTCCATAGCGGCCAGGGCAAAATCGTCGAGCAGCTCGTCGTCGGGGCGCATGGCGGGGGCGGTGTTCATGCTTCTTCCTTCTTGCGCATCTCGACCACCTCGCCATCGCCGCATTTGACTGGCCCCATGATTCCTCGATACTTGTCAAAGGCATCGGGGCGCCAATGGGCGTATCGCTGGGTCATTTTCGAATCCTTGTGGCCGAGGATTTGCTGGAGACCCTCCAGGTCGCCGCCGTTCATCACGAAATGACTCGCGAATGTGTGCCGCAAGGAATGAAAAGTGATGTACTTTAATGGGAACCCGCCCAGTTGCAGCACCTTATGGAACATTGTCTTGAAAATACGACCGCGCGGATCCCACATCTGGCCGGCTGCATTGGGGAACACGAGCCGGTTACCACAGGCCAGCCGCCACTCCCTGAGAATAGGAAGCAGGCCGTCGCCAATCGGGATATGTCGTATATCGCCGGCTTTCGTTGGGCCATCGTATGATCGCTGAACAGTGATTATGCGACGGTTGAGGTCTACGTCCTGCCACCGCAAGCCCGCAAGCTCGCCGGCGCGCATTCCAGTATGCACTGCGGTTGCGTACATGTGATAGACCACCGGCAGGTGATACAGCTTCGCAGCGCGCAGAAATTGATCTCGCTCATCTTCTGTACGAAGCCACCTGTAGGCGCTCTCAAACAGTCGAACCCTCGGCAGTTGTATCCGGGGTACAAACTGGAGCCACCCCCATTCGACGGCTTGTCTCAGCATGGCGCCAAGCAATATCAGGACGTTCCGAACAGTCTGTGGCGCGCGCTTTGCCGACAGCGCTGCCGAAAAAAGGTCAATTTGCTCCGAAGTGATCTGGGCGATATCTAAGCGACCGAAAGTCGGCCGCAGATGCACCCCGATGATTGATGTGTCGTCTTTCCGGGTGCGCTTCCGAGTCGTTCGGACTTCCAGCCATCTCTGGCAAAGCTCCTCAAAGCTGCGGCTCTTGGGCGGACGCACCCGAAGGCCTCGACGCACCTCCATCACTTGAAGCTTATGGGTCGCCAAGGCGTGCTCGGCATCCTCGTAGTTGTCCCACGTTTGACTTCTTCTTTTTCCGTTTTCATCGATCCATCGGATTTGCCAGCGTTTACCATGCTTGGCGGGTTTTGACTGTCTTACATGCTTGCTCATCTCACACTTTTCCTGTTGATTTGGCGCACCAGTGCCACCTGGATTCCCCGCCAAGCCTTCGATTTATTTCGCAGATGATAAGCATGTATCATTTCGAAAAGCATGCAAATTTCCAGGAATTGCCAGATTTTCAGTAAACGATTAAAATCGACAGAAAATGTGTAGTTTTGGAGCGAGATTGACGTTCTGAGGCCATGGACCATCCCTGAAAATATTTTCAGTATGGTCCTGTAATTGTTGGATATTTCTAAGGGAAAAACTGGCGCGCCCGAGGCGATTCGAACACCTGACCCTCGGTTCCGTAGGACTCGGGCCGCTAAAAATTTCTGATTTGCGCCATTCCTGAACATATCCTAACCCTACTCACCGAAAATCCGGCTGTCAAACATTTTATGGGTGGCCAATGCATTTTTTGGCCGCCATTTGTTTTATATATTTGGAGCAGCAATGCCACCAGTTTTTTGCTTTTGAATTTGCCCCAGAAATCAAAAGGATATTTTCCAACCCGCCGGCGATACGTTTTGAGCAGTTAATTTGCGCTATTGCGCAGGAGGTATGCCGATATGTCAAAACTGCTCACCGCACAAGAAGTGGCCGATAAATTATCGGTTCATATTGAAACAATTCGTAAATGGACACGAGAAGGAAGGCTCAAGGGTCGCAAACTCGGAAGCGGCATTCGATGCACGGTTCGATATCGAGAATCTGACATCGAGGAATGGATAGACGCGAGCGCGTTTCCAACTGAAACCGAACAGCCGAGTGATACCTCGATGGCGTAATAGGGAGGGGATCGACCATGAGTGGATACTCCAAGCTGTTCTCGTCCATTATCCATTCGACTGTTTGGCGTGAGCCTGATCACATACGACTTGTCTGGATAACAATGCTCGCCATGAAGGACCGGGATGGTATCGTTGAGGCTGCCATCCCGGGGCTTGCCGATGCTGCCCGTGTCGGCGTCACACAGTGCGAAGAAGCACTATTACGACTCTCTTCGCCAGACCCGTATAGTAGAACACCGGACAATGAAGGGCGCAGGATTGCTGAGGTGCCAGGTGGATGGGAAATCCTGAATCACGAGATCTATCAGGAAAAAGATTCCCAGGAAGACCGAAACCGGAAGAATGCAGAAAAGCAAAAGCGATACCGGGAGCGCCTAAAGGAACGCAAAGCCGGTAATACATCATGTAATGATGGTAATGATGGTAACGCTGGTAACGCGTTACGTAACGCTGGTAACGCGTTACATGATGTTACCGGTTGTTACCAGGCGTTACACACTACAGATACAGATACAGATACAGATACAGAGGGAAGAAAAAATATATATAATACATCGAAGGATCAAGTTAAGGAGACATCGAAAGTCGATCTACAGCCAATCGATGAAGCATTGGAGTTTCTTCCGAGCTTGGAAGACCAAAATATCGCAAGATTCATTTTGACCGCGTGGCCCGATTGCTCAACCCAGGACGCCATCGCATGGGTGCAGCAAGCGAAAATCTACCTTGTGCAGCTCGACGGTGATCAGATGCGATGGCTCGAAGACATCTCAACGAGCAAATCACCCAACGATCCAGTGTATGACATCAACGGCCGGAACAAGCTTTACCAGTGGCTCATGAACTGCCTGAAAAACACGATCCGGAAACAGGCCGAGCAGTCAAAACCAAAACTGAACAAAACAGAGCAAGAGCTAGAAAAATTAAAGAGGTCCAGAGATGAAAGACTCAAGAGGGAATCAGAGGGTATCACCAGAAACGATAGAGATGATTTTTTCTAGGATGATAGCTGCGTTCGGTGGTGAACGGATAAAGGCACCATCGGACGTGACAAAGGAAACCTGGTTCTTACTGCTGAAGGACATTGATGAAACATCCGTGCTCGCAGCGGCAATGGATCTGCTCGCAGAGCCGCGTGAGTGGCCACCCACTCCCGGCCAGGTGCGCGACAGAGCTATTGATATCGCCCGGGGAGAACTGAGCCCCATATCGCCCACAGAAGCTTGGGAGAGGGTTTGCGCCTTTGCCAGAAGGGATCACGTAGATCTCAGTGCGAAAGAAAAGAGATCTCTGAATGTCGCCGGCGGTACTTGGGCAATCAAGAACGCATCAAGTATCGAATCAACACGTCATATCTTCCTGAGCCACTACAAGGCGCTCTGCCAGGATGAAAAGCGGAGGGCGGTTACCATGCCGGCTGTCGCGAGAGCGGCTAATCTGACGGCGCCTGCGTTGCCAGAGAAGAGAACCACGGGCGTGTTGCCACAGTCTGTTGCGCATCGAGGCACTCCAGAAGAGATCGGCAGTATCTTGGATGGGTACGTGCGAAGAAAGGAGACGCAGCAATAATGCGACTAATAAAAACAAAAACCAAAAAGCCGAGAATCGAAATTATGTTCTGGATGCTGATGTTCCTGTTTGGTTTCGGGGCTCTGGCATCGATAACAGCTCTAATCGAACAGATCTGGAGGGCGCTATGATTATTCCAGACACCAAAAAGAAAGGATATAAGATGGCAACTTTGAAAAGCAGATTCGCACTAAGACAGG